GCTGCATCTTCAAAAAGAGCAAAAACAACTCAATCAAAAACCAAGAGCACTGTTAAGGCTGCTGGCAAAACACCTAAACGCAAGACAACGCGCAAGAAGTAGGTTTACTTATTATCCTCGCCGATAAATAGACCTTCGAAGCTGCCAAGGTCGACCTCTGAAGACTCCTCATCTACAGAGACCATGTCTTCAAAGTATCTATCGCCATCGTCCCCGGTGTAATCATTTTGAAGAAATTCTTTAACACTTTTTACTGGATTGAAGACTGCATTTATGGTTCCGTCAGAGTTTCTTCCAGTAATAGTCATCCCCACTGAAGCCATGGCTACATTGGCAATTATCCAAATAAAGTTGGTGAATTCATCCAAAGCCTCATCGTCGTCATCGAGGTCTTCTTCGGTGTCTTCAAAAAAGTAAAAAAGAGTTTCAGTGACGTGATTAAGGATGTTGACTACGTCTTCTTTGATTTCTGCTTTATTTGATTTTGCCATTCCCGTACAGTACCAGCACCCAGATGGTTGGTCAATCAATCATTGACCTTAAAAATAAGGAAAAAATGTTAAAATTATGGACTATAAAGAGTCCCAATAACTTTTGACCAGAGGATGACATGGCGCTTGTTTCGGTAAATGACCTCAAGGTCTATATGGATATATCCCTAACAAACCGCCAGATTGACGCGTGCGAGATGATACTCGCTGGCCTTCAGAGCGAGTTGGAGGCATTCCTTCGCAGACCGATAGAGCCACAAACCTTCATAGAGGAACACAGGCTCGACTCCCAGCACCACGGCGTCCCAATGACATCGTTCCTTTCGGTTAGTGACTACAACTACACAGATACTTTCGTGGACAATGTGGTGGACAGCACAACGTTTGCATCTCCACCCCCAGCCATATACCTCAAGAACACCCCAATTGTCTCTATAACCCAGGTAAAAGTAAAGCCAGTTTTTGGGACTGAAAGAATATTGCAACACGAACAGCATTACATTGAGAGAACTTATGGGATTGACTACTACTACGGATACCCAGATGACCTGGTAACAATCACTTACACAGCAGGACTTGATGGAGCGAGCATTCCGGTTTTCAAGTTAATGATTCTTCGCGCTGCAACAAGAGAAATGCAAAATATGCACGATGATGTTGTTGGCGTCAAAGACCTGAATCCACGTGGTGTTGCTCCAATCGAAACTGGTTTTCTTGACGCAGAACTTTCTACGTTAAGGAAATACAAAAGAACTCGGATATAAGTGTGGCAAGAATACGAGTAGTAACAAAAATTAAAGTCGACTCAGACGAAGCCAAAGAGCGCCTTGATGACATGCAGGACAGAACTAGGGATATGGGCCCTGTTCTTAGATGGGCAAAAAGAACATTAGAAGAAGCAACAAAAGAGAATTTTTTATCTCAAGGTGCTGTGTCGGCAAGGTCGATGCTTGGTGGAGCGTGGCCACCACTATCTCCGGAATATGGAGCATGGAAGGCAACGAACTGGGCAACCCCATTAATGGTTAGGACTGGTGGATTGCTGTTTGACGCAACAAATCTTGATGTAGTTGGGGGCTCATCAAGCGACCAATCAATAACCCTTGCAGTTAATAATAGAATTGCAAAGTTTCATCAATACGGTACTGAAGATATGCCAGCTAGACCAATACTTTTTACACCGCGCGATTTTGATAGAGACCTTGGAAAAGTTGCTCGAAAGTACATTAAACATGGAAGCAAATTGACATGATTAGATTAATGAATGGTGCGCATTTTGCAAAGAAATACGTTAACGACTATTTAAAAATTGACATCCCGAGCAGGCTCATTGACTATCAAAACGGATGGGCCGTAGACAATCAGCAACTTCCAGAACCAGAGCAGTACATAATTCACGAACCACTTGCTCTGGACAGGTGGCCTTCGATTATCACGACAGTCCTGACAACAAACGAATTAGAGCGAATTGGGTTCGATAATGGAGACCCACTATATAGAGTCAGTTACTCAATGCGAACGTACGTATGGGTTCGCACAGAGGGCTCAGAGGAATGCACCCTAATGAGAGACAGAATGACGACAGTCGTTCGTTCTGCGCTTCTTGATTATCCTTGTTTGAGAGCGTATGACTCGCGAACCTCTTTCCGTGCACTAATCGATGAATCAACTATCCGTGAAGAGTTCTCCGACATAACCCTACTCAAAGGCGACAGAGTTATGGCTGGAGCCTACGTCTCGTACACCCTCCAGATAGACGAAGTTGTAATGAGAAAAGGCTATGGAAATGTTGAAGAAATAGAGTTTGATACTTCATCTGTTGGTGCAGGTGTTGACATTCCAGACCTAAGCAGTCCATCACCAGATAACAGAATAACCCTCACCGGAACAAATAATGGGGTCACAATTACTGGCCCTGGTGTATGATTTATAAATGTTTTTCTTATTAAAGCCACTTGTTTGAGGTTGTAGTGATAGTTGCACAAAATAATCACTTTGCCTCTGTACAATTGACTCACATAAGGGAATCCAACCCTCAATGATAAGTAATAGGAAGGTCCTATGCCTGGCGTAGTTATATCAACTTCAGTAAGAACCGGTCCATCAACAGCGACGGTCCGTGAGTCATCACAGTTATTCGTCGTTGGCTTGGCCGACAGGGGTCCAAGCGATGAAGCAGTTTTGGTTCAGAGCATTGCAGAGTTCGAGGCCATGTTCGGTGACTACCGTTCAGACTCATACCTCCACCCGACAGTCGAAACATTCTTTGAAGAAGGCGGCACACAGGCATATGTTGCTCGTGTTGTTGGAGCTAGCGCAACAGTAGGAACGTTGGTATTAAACAACAGCTCGGCAGTAAACTGCATCACGCTTACGGCCAACGGTGCTGGCGCGTGGAGCTCAGACGTAGAAGCAGAAGTGACGGTATCTGGAGCAACAGCAAAACTCAATCTTTCTTACGATGGCACACTCGTCTACACGACAGGAAATTGTTCAACTTCATCTCAGATGGCTGGACGAATTAACTCCAGTGCAATTGCTTCTCGCTATGTGACTGCTTCAATTCAGTCGACTACAACTCTTCCTGCAGCAATTGCATCAACACCGCTTGCAGCAGGAAACGCATATGAGAACCAAGTCACTTCGACTTACTACGTAAACGCCTTGACATTGTTCAATGACGCATTGGGAACCGGTGCTGTTTCATGCCCTGAAATTTCAAATGATGACGTAGCTGTTCGCAACGGATTAGTTGCACATGCCAATAACTACAGCAGAATCGCAATTCTTCACGGAGGAGCTGTGGACAGTGCTGCAACAATCAAGGCAACCGCGCTCGCCCTTCAAGCTGAAGACAATGCAGAGCACGCAGCAATTTACTACCCTTGGGTTACTGTTCCATCTGGAGTGGCTGGTGTAACAAGAACAATTCCACCAGATGGTTATGTTGCTGCAAAAAGAGCTGTTGCCCACAATCAGACTGGCCCACATTTGCCAGCAGCTGGTTTGATATCAACCGCAAAGTTCGTTACTGGAGCTGCTGTTGATATAGACAAGACAACTGGCGATGACCTTGACGAGAACTACGTAAACGCAATCCGCGTAATTCAGAACACTGTCAGAATCTATGGTGCTCGCTCACTTTCGGTCGACACTGAGAACTTCCGCTACATAACCCAGCAAGACGTTGTCAACACGATTGTCACGGAATGCTACCGCTCGCTTGAAGACTTGGTCTTCTCAACGATTGATGGAAGAAATACAATCTTCGCAAATATCGAAGCAAGACTCGTGGTTATTCTCGCCGGAATGAGAGACCTTGGTGCACTCTACCCAGCGTTCGATGCAAATGGCAAGCAGCTTGACAATGGCTACACAGTGAAATGTGATGCCGGAATCAACCCAGCTGCACAGCTGCAAACAGGTCTTGTCAAAGCTCGCGTTGGAGTAAGAGTATCCAGCGTTGGTGACAAGATTGAAATTGACATCGTCAAATCAAACCTGACTTCAACAGTCGTATAACGGAGGAATAGGAAATGGCAAAAATTGCACAGAGACAAGTACTTGCGGAGATATTCCCAAGCAACTTTGCGAGCAACGCCAAGCAGCAAACAAACGTTCAGGCAAACCTTCCTAAGTGGACGGGTTTCAAGTTCGCTCAGGTGTCTGGTGGTGAAATAACAGCCTCCGTTGAGAAAATCTACGAAGGTGGCAAGTCACGCCCAACAGTTCTTTGCGCTCCTTCGGAGATTGGCGACATCACTCTGACTGCACACTACGACGATGACATGGTCAGCGCCGAAACAGCAGCCGGAATTGGTGCAAAGTTGCAGGGACTTCGTAGATACGTAGGTATTGCTTACTACAACATCGTAATCTCAGTTTTTGACTGCGATATCAAGGACCCAACGAATGACCGCTACTACTATGATGCCCTTTTGGTAGGCATCACAGAGCCAGATGGTGACTCGTCATCCGGTGCCCCAGCGACATTCGCCCTTACGTTCGCCATATCTGACGTCACTTCAACCCTTAGATAATAAAAGGGTACTTCCGCTACGGCGGAAAAAGGTGTGATAGTTTCAGGGCATGAGCGATAACACACTTTACACAACAGAAGATTCAGACAGCCAGAAGCAGAAGAAGGCTTCAATCAAAGACGCCATTTCATCGGCTGCTGGCTTAACAACCGTCCCAGAAGAGACACAGCTAAACAAGCTGCGTGCCCTCGTTAAGCGCAAGGTTGAAAGAAACCCTGTACTCATTGAAGTACCAGAGCGACCAGGCCTAAGCGTCAAGGTGAGCCCAAATATCACCCAGACACAGATGAAGAACTGGCGTAAGCAGTGCGGTGAAGATTCACGTAATGGTCTCGATGCAACAAAATTTGCTTGCATGGTCATTGGCCATACAACAATTGGCATCTACGTTGATGATGAAGAAGTATTCGATGAGTACGGCAACATCATGAATTTCGCCCATCCGTTTATTCTTGAAATGACCGAAACAACCAAGCCTGTTCCAGATGCTGTTAGAGCGCTGTTTGGCGTTGACCCACATATTGAATCAGCAGCGCTTGCAATCCTTGATGCCGCTGGATACTCAGATACGGTGTCAGCATCGGACCCTACGAAGGAATCTTCGACGAGCTAGTTAAAGATTCCATAATAAAATCAGCAGCAAGACTTGGAGAGCTATTCGGGCAAAACCCGCTAGACCTACTTGATAGAGATGATGTTGACTGGTTGTTGCTTATGGCATGTGCTAAAGTTATATCCAACGACCGCGAAGAGCAAGAGCGCAAGTCGAAGACTCAGCAGGCATAACCAAATGCAGGCATAGCTCCGGCGCTTTTTACACTCACGTGACTTAACAATCACATCTAGAAGTGGCAAAGAGCTATGGCTGACGAGCTTGTAAAAATCAAAATTGTATTTGATGCCAAGACTAAAGACATAGTAAAAGCACGTCTTGAATTAATGGCTCTTGACAGGGCTGCTAAAAAAATAAGCAAAAACAGCATGGGCCCGATGATGGCATCTGCTGCGCTTAGCACCACTACGGCAGCTCTAAAAATGAAGAAAAGTTTTGACGTTATTGATGCTGGCGTAAAAATGGCCGGTAAAGCAATGACCAAATTCCTGATGACTGCGATTAAGGGTGTGATTCTGGAAATGGGCCTACTTGGTGCCGCAATGCTGGCAACTCACGCTCTTTTTGCTGCAGGAAGATTCCTCATGAAGGCCTACCAAGGGGCAATGCAATTGGTAGCTGGAGGTGCAGCAGCAATGACCATGGCATTGGGGGCAGCATCTGCAGCGATAAGAGAACAGCAAGCTGCAATGTACGCATATAGAGGTAAGGGCGCTCAGCAGTTTGGCTCAGCAATGAATCAAACGAGAATGGCTATGCGCAATCTGCAGGCAGATGCAGACCTCGCGGTTCTTGGAATAGACGGTCTGAATAAGGCCTATGGGGTCATGTCAAAAACAATGAGCTCAACCCAGATAAATGCAAGCGGCAAAGCAATAAAAGCTTTGATGGATTTTGGTTCTGCTGGGCAAGACCCAGAGAAAGCCATAGAGCAAGTTGCTGCAGTTGTTGCTGCGCTGAATGACCAAAAGAAAAGTCTTGCGGATGTAAAAGCAGCTGCAAGCCAACTTGGTCCGGAAATGCAAAAAGCACTAAAAGAATCAAAATTCACACAAACAAAAGAAGGATTCAGAGATGCCCTATTTTCTGGTCTTCTCGCTGAAAAAGGTGGTGTTGCAGGACAGTTTGCGGCAATAAACAACACATTAATAGGTCAGTTGAAATCATACATGA